ATCTTGAGTTGTGGTTCTTGATAACGAACACCTTCAACATCCCATGCATTGAGGATGTATCTTTTCTTTGCAGTCCAAATACCTTTGTCTGCAATCACTTCTCGTTTCATCTGCATCTTTTGGTCATATGCATGAGTATAGTCTGCGAGTTGTTTGTAAGACTTGTCAATAAACGGTTCAATCTTTTCTTTTGCAATCGTGTCAAGAAAGTCAATAGGATTCTTTGGATTTACTTGTTCGACTAACTTATCGAATGTGACATAGATTGAATCCGTGTCAGATGCAATCACATAGTCTTTGTTAGTTTTAAGTAACTTGTTTAGGTATTGGTTTATCTTCTTTTCAATCCAACGAATAGACAACTGACCAGCAGTTGTAATCCCTTCTGCAATTGCAAGGTCATAATAACGAAAGTATTGATTACCAATTGCACCATAAGCTGAGTTAAGTGATATCTTTCGTGCCATCTGAATGTTGTTGTAACGACTGATATACTTTAGATACTGTGGGTCTTTTGTATCTTCATAGTCTTGTTTCGCTTTCAACATCTTCTTCTTGTAAATGGTACGGTCATCATAAATCTCTTGCATCATCTGTGGAAGAAAACCAAGTTTGTCTTTACGATATAATGCACCGTTTGGTGTAATAGTTGTGTGGTCTGGAATATCAAGTTTGATTTCACCCAACATCTCATTAACATATGTTTTGTCTTCAGGCAACTTTAGGTAATTACCAGTAACAAGAGTCTCTGGTGACATATTGTATTGCATAATCAAATGTGGATACAATGAGTTCAAGTCAAAAGACATAACCCATTTATGTTGACCAACTTGTGGGTCTTTTACATATGCACCCTCATACTTGTCAGACTTTGATTGATGAGACTTTTGAGGAATAACAACCTTTTTCTCTTTGAGATAATTGTGAATAAGAACATCCCAATACTTAACTTGACCAAATACATCTTCATAGTTGACTTTCGCTTCATAGGCCATGGTTAAACAAAGTTCCAATAACTTCATCTTGTCTTCCAGACGGTCAACAAGTTCAACGTCAACAATGTTGTATTCTAGAAAAGACTGATAATCTTTTGTGTACCAATCTTGAAATGTCTCATATGGGTTTTCGTTCTTCTTCTGACCAAGTTCGACAAATGCAATATGATTAAGTGCATAACTCTCTTGATTAGAATATGTAAACTTGCGATATAATTGTAAGTAGTCAAGATTTGCAACACCAATGATATCATAAACTTGTTGGTCACGACCATGATTCCAAACTTTTCTTGCATTGATGATACCCCAAGGAGAAAACTCTTTCGCTCTGTCCTCACCAAGAATCTTGGTCACACGATTGATAAGGTAGGGAATATCAAAGAATTCAGTATTCCAACCAGTAACAACGTCTGGTTGGTGTTTAGACCACCAATTCATAAATTTTGCAAGTAGTTCATTCTCATTAGAACAGTTGATATACGTTACATCATCTCTATCATTTTTGAACTCACCTAAACCCCAGAGAATAATCTCTTTAGTAGTTTGGTTTTTGATAGTGATTGCAAGCATCTCTTCTTCTGCCTTCTCAGGCTCTGGGAAACCAGCGTCAGCTCTTGTCTCGATATCAATTGTAACTGTTAGGATTTTATCACTATCCCAATTGACTGTCTTAGGATATGTGTCTGAAAGATATGTGTATGCAAACCTATCCAGACCAAAGACCAGATGAGGTTGTTGTTTGTATTGTTCAATGAACGCTTTCGCTTCTTTGATTGTGTCGAACTTGTAAGGTGTTGCAAACTTACCGTCAAGTGTCTTCCATTCAGTTTCTTTCTGAACAGGCACATACAAAGTTGGGGAGTACTTAACCTTACGATTAACTCTTTCACCGTTCTTGTATTCACGAACTAGTATTTGATTCCCCCAAGGGGCTACGTTTGTATAAAAATTCATAATATAGTTATACCACCTTTGTGGTTAAATGTCAAGTCCAATTATCACGATTCATGAAAGTTTTTAATATTTCAGATGTAATACTAAATTTACCCTTTTCACTTTTTAAAGCGTCTTTATATAAATCTTTTGAAATTTTAGAATTAGAGAATGTTGATTCAATACCCATAAGTCCAGGCGTAGAATTTACTTCAATAAAATATGGTTGTTCTTTTTCTCTGTTTTTTGATGGGATAAAATCAACTCCAACAACGTCACCATTTACTGCTTGTGCAGCTCGTACAGATTCAAACTTTTCCATTTCTGTTAATTGAAATACTTCTGGTTCAGAACCTTGAGATACATTACTTCTAAAATCACCTTCAATAATAGGTCTTTTCATTGCACCTAAAACTTCTCCAGCAACTACAATTACACGAACATCATAATCTGTTTTAATTTGTTCTTGTAACAAGATATCAATAAATTCGTCTTCACGATATAAAAGTTGTACGATACCATGAAGTGCTTTTTCACTTTCTACAAACATAACACCAACACCTTGAGAACCAATTGATGTTTTTAAAATAAGTGGATATTTTACTCCTAATTTATCAGCTGCAAATGGAGCACCTTCTTTATGTCTAACTAAAACAGTCTTTGGTGTATTAATATTATTTTGTTGAAAGATAACTTGATTATACCATTTATCGTTACATATTTCATTACACAGAACAGAGTTAACAACTTTGTATCCAGAACTTTCTAATGTTCTTGCCATAGTCCACCATGAACGACAACCAGACTTTGCATTAAGTCCACGCATCATCACAAGAGTATCCTTTGGATTTATTTTAAAAGGTTTTGCATACTCTACATCTTTTTTAGTATCTGGTAGTTCCGCTTTACCTTTATTATCCACTGGATAAGAATAAATTAACTTACTATCGCCTTCTGTATCTTCCATATAACAACCCATAAGTTCTGCAAGAAATACAGTGATACCAAGTTCTTCTGCTTTCTTTTTAACCATAGGTGCAGTTTCATTTGGGTCTAATGGGTCATCATGAGAAAGTATAAGTAAATTATAAGGTTTCTCTGGAGACTGTTCTTGAATATATTGACTCAGAGAAACAATACCTTGTGGTTCAACTATTGATGCAGAACTCAACATTGTTCTTAGTCCTTAAAAGTTTCTGGAAAATACTTATTAAGCATTTCTAACCTATCATCAGCAGATGCAAGTTTATCTAACTCTGCAATTACTGCTTCTGTTACGTCTGAATGTTCACCAATACCAGCAGGCATTGTTTGATAAACTTTAATATTTGCAAGGTGTACTGCAACTTCACCTTCTGCTTGTTTTCTTGCAGCTTCAATAATATAATCGCCTGGTTTCATTCTATCCTTCTTTCTTTTTTCCAATATTGTACTTAGTCTCAAGTGTCCATTCATTTTTCTCTTTGAAACTAATTACTTTGATTTGTGATAGGGGTGCAGCTTCTACGTCACACTCTTTTATCACCTTTACCAATCCCCAATCTGTTAATAGATTAGCGATTGTATTCCGTCTTGCGATATCGTTTTCTGAAATGTTTGTATCCTTACCGTCTAGTGCAAATAGTTCTTTAAAATGCACTATAAAATATTTACCTTGTTTATGTAAAATATGGCAGGATTGAAACAGAGTTTTGTTTTTTCTTGATGCAACACCAATGCGAGAAAGAGTTTCACGAACTTTGAGAAAGTCATCTGGTTCTTTTAGACCCACCTCAAGCATTTTGTCTGGTTTCCATAAAGTATCATTCATTTTTTCCACCTTTGTTCAATTTTGTTTTTATATAGGCGATTTGTTCATCATTTAGTATGTTCAATGCAGACTTTGCTTTTTCATTATTATAACCAAAGAATTCTTTTACATACTCTAAGTTTTTAGTCTTACTCGCCTTCATCCAAGGAGCATATCTATTCTGCTTCCTTAGACTATTTAGTAAAAAATCATATTGAAGTTTTGAGTCCAAATGATGGTGGAAATTCATTTCATTGACCAACATGATAGTATCATTGAATGGTGCTAGACATTTGTTCATAATGAATGATGAGTACTTCTTTTCGTACAGAGGGTCATCACCATCCATCAAATTTTCTTTGGTATTATTAATTGACTTTAAGTATACTTTAAGTTCATATGCCATTACTTGAACTTTACTTGAGACATTAACTCTGTCATACAGGCTAATAGATTGATTTCTTGGTCTGCGACAAAGGCGGATTTGTAACTATAGTCAGCAAGTATAACAACAGCATGGGGGATAGTAGAAGGCACCAAACTATCATAAAGGGAATCATACAACCTACGATAAACACGGCTTGGGTCATTATCAAGATTGTTGACAATCCATCTACGAACATTGGTAAACTCTTTACCTTTAAGAAATGTAAGGAGTTCTTTAATTGAGTTCTCAGATAAGTTAACCAGTATTCCAGCATCTATTACTCCACTTGCACTATATCGTTGCAGTTCATTAAGAACCCTTCTCCAATCTGGGAAGAACTTTTGAATGAGTGTTGCAACTACCTTTTTATCATATTTAACATTCTCTGTATCAAGGATATTTACACATCTCTGCATAAAGTCCATTGCAAGTTGTGGTTTCTCTTCTGGTGGAATACGAAACTCAATACTTGAACAACGACTGTGCAGAGGTTCAATGATACGGTTCTTGAAGTTACAAGTAAGAATGAACCCACAGTTTTTACTAAACTCTTCTATAAACCCACGCAATGCAGGCTGTGTAGATTGAGGATTTAGATAATCTGCTTCATCAAGAATAACATATTTACGATTACCATCCATAGAGACAGTACTTGCAAAGTTCTTGATTTTGTTTCGTAGTACATCAATACCAGATTCTTCAGAACCGTTAATCATCATGTAGGTACAACCTAGTTGTTCCAACATTGCTTTTGCAACTGTAGTTTTACCACAACCAGCAGAACCAGATAGTAGTAAGTTAGGACAATTTCGGTTGTCTACAAATTGTTGAAATGTTTGTTTCAACTCAAATGGAAGTATTGCATCCTCAATAGTCTCTGGACGATACTTCTCTACCCATAATATTTCATTCATAAAGTTTTCCCTCAAGCAGCTTCAAGTGCGATAAAGTATTCTACATTCTTATTAAGATTCTTGAAGTTAGAAATACCTTTGTGAGATACTTGTACTTCATAATCACCAGAAAGTAATTTCAAGTTTTCAACTTTAAAATAGAACTTCTGGTCTTGTACTTCACTCTTTCCTTCAAGAGCAACACTAAAACTATTTGAGGTATCATTTTTCCTATCGGAAACCCTTATACTCATATTACCTTCACCATCAACATCTACAACCATATCTGGAACACCTAGTACAGATGATGCTTTCAATACTTGATTGAATACACTCTGTTTAAGTGTGAATATAGCAGATGCATCAGGCATTGTGATATCAGACTTTGGGGTAGTTACTACAGTTGGGTCACTATAGAAATAGTTCAAAGATTGTCCACCTTGGGATATCTTTACACTATTATCACCAAACTCTAGGTCTGGGTCATCAAACAACGACATTGCAGATAAGAATTCATTCAAATCATAGATTGCGAATTCCTTTTCAAAAGTATCTGGTAGGGTTGCTTTCGATACAATGTTCTTCATTTGAGACATTGTTGCAATCTGATTACCAGACGTTACCAATAGATTAGCGTTGATTGTCGAATAGTTCTTCAACACTTCTCTAGTATCATTACTAAGTTTCATATTAACTTTTCTCCTTATCGTGATTATGTAATGCTATTATACCATAGTGGATTACTTTAAGCAAGTCTTTTCTTGCATCTTCTCTACTACCTTTTTTACCGTAGCGTTGAAGATACTTCATGCAATTACCAATACAAAATCCTTCACCATGACCAGAGTCAAGGATAAATTCAGTTGCTTGGAATTTACTTAGAGAGTAATGCTGATTATATGTTGCATCAATATATTCAGCGAGTTCTTTGAGAATCCTATCTTCTGCGTATTTGTATACAATTACATTTTCTGCAACGACAGGCTCTTTTTCTTTTTGAAATATTTTCACTTCATCTCCATAATATAATATAGGTGGAGAGGGGATGAACCCCTCTCCGATTTTAGTTTAGTATGCGTATTTTGTACCAAGTACAGTAGCAATACCAGCAGAAATGATTTCCCTAGATGGGGCACCAAGTCTATACGCAACACCTTTTGCAGTGTCGTTTGTATAGATACAATGACCTTCACTCTTTAGAGTATCAATCATTTTAGTTGGTGATACAAGGTCAAATCTTTTTCTCAAAGTTTTCCAAGTCACATTTTCACCTTTTGTTAGAAGGTTTAGTACCTTCTGCTTTTTAGACATTTTAGGTCTACTCATAATATATTCTCCTTTTATCATGATTTAATAATTGACTATAACATAAAAGAAAGGCAATGTCAAGTC